CTTACTTCTGCACTCGTCTGATAAGTATTGGTAATGTTCAGGTGCATCGTTAAGTGGCACGCTATCGATTGTAGTCTTTTTCGCTTCATCTTCGTTGAATGATACTACTATTTTCTTACCCGTAGATCCTGTTAATTTACTTATAACACTTCTTGCTATCTCATCTTTTTGCTCATCGGATGGTATAGAATTATTAAAGTTTACTATAGTAGTCGGACTGAATCCGTTAGAAACTTCATTAATAAGATATTCACTAATTTTTTCTTCAAGTACCGTATACTCTAAAGCACCTTGGTAATCAACTCTACTGAAATACTTAGCACCTACCGAATAAGGCTGTATCATTAATATCTCTATCTCTGAACTCCCTTCACCAAACGCATCGAATCTCTTAGGCACAAATTTCTTTGGATCTTCCCAATTATCGGAATAGTAATAACCTACAATATTTCCATCTTTATCGCACTTCTCAGGACGCAATAACTGCACAGGGATATGATATACCTTAACAACATTCTTATGTCCTTTATCGTAATGTACTTGAAATGCACCCTGACCTAATAAATACAAGTCTTGGATAACTCTACGCAAATCATTTGCTGTAAATAGAGTCAACATCTGAGCGTAATCATTTGGCTTTTTAGACGCATCTAATGCACTTAAACCTTTTCCGTAGATTAATCTACTAATGTTGTTCACAACAGCGCTATGTGTAGCACTATTCGAATATCTATCGATTAAGAATTGGAAATAATTATTATCTTCTCCATAGTTTACCCATTCATTACGTTTGTCTTCCGTAACTACAGGCGATGTATATGCAGATAATTCTATAACGTGGTTACTAGTCATTTAATATAAATTGGTTTGTTGTTGTATTTTCTATGTATTTACCATCATTTACACTATAATCTCTTACGTCTGCGAATCCTTGTGAAGCAGATACCTGAGCAGTGCAAAATATTTTACCCTTCCAAGTGTACTTGTCAATAGTACTATAGTAAAGTACGGCTTTGTATGTATGTCCTTCCTTTAATGCTGGATTGATTGTCAAGGATAAAGTATCGTAGTAGTCCCACGCAGTTGTCGCGGTGATTGTTATCACCCTAGATATATTTGTTTCTTCATCCGTAATCTGTAATTTATTAGCTCTAGGTAATGCCGCTAAGTCAGTTACTCTTTGTGTAACGACGAATCCTTGAACGGCTGTTGTAGGTTGCAATACTATCATGTTAATATAACTTAAAGAATTACATTTTGTTTTTAATGCAAAAAGGGATACCGAACTTAATCGATATCCCCTCTTAGCCTAGTGAACTATTTTAGACTATGAAGTAACTAAAGTCGCACTTGTAAATAACGCTAACATAGCAGTTGATGTTGATGCATTCAAGAAGTTAGCAGGAACTTTCTCATCTGCTACGAAATTCAATGAATATCCTGAAGCAGATTTCATTTCACCACCTGTAGAAATTGAACCACCTACAACATCTGCACCTTGCTCAAGTCCCATAATGAAGAACTGATCGTTGTTAGTCTGAACCACGATGTGAGGGCGTCCATAAGACAACAATTTAATTTGCTTATGCGTAGCAATATCTTGATGCTTTAATCTAATGTTTAATTTTTGACTAAAATAAGTAGTACCAGCATTACGATCAGACACTACATCTTGGTCGAATGTATTATCCACACCTTTTAATTCGTACTTATATAAAGTATCTACGTTAGTAATCGCTGTAATCATATCCGTATCTGTAGCATCGTACGTTACGTCAGCTCTAGCTATTTGGTAATTGATAAAGTAAACAGCTTTAAGACCACCCACCTGATCTTTGCATTGTTCTACCCTACCTTTTGCAATATCACATGCCATGAGTTTATAGTTTTAATGTTTATAAAAAAAGGGAGGAGTCAATCCCCTCCCCTAGTATTTGTTTGCTAGTTACTAATTAGCGGAGTTAGTGATTCCGTATGTTACGATATCAGAAACTGAGTGGTAGTTTACCGCGTAACCAGCTCTCATTACAACTCTTACATTGTCATCTCCTAATGTCTCAGCAGTGTCAATCAAACGTACTTCGTTAGCATCGTTCAATAAACCACAACCGAAGAATAAGTTAGAAGTTTGAGCAGCTAACATTTGTTGTGCAGTCAATCCGTTTGCTACGAATAATGGAATACCACCATAAGTCAAAGATCCGTTAGTATACCATTGTGTACCTTTATTGTCAGTACCATTGTTAGATGTAGCAGCTACACCGAAACCACCTAATGCAGAGATGTAAGATTTAGCGATGTTTTGAGATACATAAATCTTCAAATCGTCAGCTCCGTATACTGCAGCAGGGATAGCTTTGTAAACTTTCTCTAACTCTTCGATAACGTTTGATGCAGTAACAGTTGTTCCAGCAACCTCGTTAGCAGTTGGTAAAGCAGCGTCAGCAGTTAACAAAGTCATGATACCAGCAACTTGTCCGTCGGTAGCATTAACACCATTCCAAATAGAAGATTCAATTGCAGCAGCAACTTTCTCAACTACGAATGCAAGTAAGTAATCAGCAAAAGATTTAGCTAAAACTTTGTTTGCAGAATACCCCATTTCTTCTGATTGCCAAGAAGTGATGTAGTCTTTTTTACATAAAGATAAATTAACTTGGAAGTTCTCTAAAGTTAATGTACGTTCTGTAATTGTTACCGTAGAAGTAGCAGAGAAATCACAGCTTGCATTTGCAAGAAGTCCGTCTGTACTCAATTTCGAAATTACCGCTTTGTAAGCGATGTTAGGCATGATAGTCATACCTCCGTTAGATAATGTGTTACCGCTTAATAAAGCAGCTTTAACCCACATTCCTGAATGTTGACCACTATATGTAGTCGTTAATGATGTGCTTGTTGCCATAGTTTATTTTATTTATAAATTGTTTCTAAAATGTTGTCGCGAATACTTCTCGCTTTTCCTGGTGTTAAGTCGATATGCTCGATTGTTTTTGAATTCTCAGGGTTGAACTGGATTGGTTTAGGCTCTTCTGCTAGCTCTACAACCGAATCAGTAACCTTAGAAAGCTCTACAATCTTAGCTTCTAACTCTGCAATCTTTTCTTCTAATTCAGAAAAATGTTGCTCTTCAACTTGTGAACGAACGATCTTTTTAACCTTCGCTTGTTCAGGTGTTTTTTCAGCTTCAACAGGTACTTCTGTTTCTGCTTCTTCAGTGTTCTCTTCAGCAGGTAAAGCCTCAACGATTGAGTCAATAACTCCATCTTCTTTAACTACTAAGATTTTGCCGTCTGCTAGTTCATATTCACCAACAGGAAGTGGCACAGGTTCAGCATCAGTTACAACGATAAATACGCTTTCACCTGGCTCAAACATATCAGCTTGGATAGTAGTCATACCATCTGCTAATACTTGGTCTTCTAACTTCGTGTCTAATACTTCAGGCTCTACACCTGTCAATTCAACAAGGAAGTTTTTAACCTTTTTTAAAAGTGTTTCTTTTTCCATATATTATTAACTAATTATTAATTACTTTGTTTTAAATTACCCTCTCGATTCAGAGATAACTCGCTCAACCACAACATGATTGATAGTCGCTGTAGATTGTGCAGATTCACGTCCAATTCCTTGCACATTATGCTCTTCGCAGTTAGCAATGGAGTACTTTCCATCCTTGCCTAAGCACCCTTTTTTTCTTCTTGGTTTCTTTTCCATGGTTATTTATTTATTTATACTGGTATTTTTACTACATTAAAATTAAAATCTGTTACTCTTATATCCGTAGAACTTGTATTTCTAACAAATAGTTCTACATAATCATTTGCAACCATTTCCACAACTGCTTGTGTACTTCCTCCATGCTCAACATTGGCTGTTGCTGTTCTAATTATACCTTCACTTTCGGATATTATAGTGCCGTTTTTAGCTACTCCAATAGATATACTTTGATTCGTTCCCGCACTTCGAACCGTTGCATTCAATGTTACTAAGAATGAATTGGTAAATGCTCCATTATAGGTAAGTCTATTCGTTGTATGTGTGAACTTTGAATTAGTTCCTGAAGTTGTTGTACCCGATGCTTTAACCCATGTATTTACGTTAGGTGTACCAATAGCAGTGTCCGTACCATTGTTAAGCATATACATAAATCCTTTAGTCGATGTATTCGTTAACCCTACACAATTAACGAATAAAGCTTTATTATCCGTATATGTCACACCACTTGTATATGTACCGCCACCTGAGAAATTTACCGTATCTAAAATGTATCTCTCACTAGAAATCGTAGCACTCGCATTAACATTTATTCCTGTCTCACCACTCAACACTACGAATGAAGAATATATGATTCTAAATCTTCTACTCACAGTTAGTGTACTTGGAAGGATTAATGCAGTCGAAGTCGTAGCACAATCAAATAAGCAGTTGCTCATTCCAATAGTTCCAATTGTACCATCAAAAGTTAGGTTACCACTATTCAAGAAAGCACTATCACTCATTACAAAGTTTGTATAGTCTTTAATAGTTCCAACCGTAGCACAATCCGTAAAGTTCACTCCGAACCAATCTAGTGCAGTAGTAGTGCCATCACCATCTAGATTTAAAGCAGTGCCGTGAGTGATTGTGATATTTCTAATTGGTAACGAATATACCGATGTAATGAATGCAGTCGATGAACTTAGTCCCGTAGATTTAAGAATACAATTCTCAGAAGATCCACCGATAATAACACTATTCACACCAGCTACTATTCTATCCCCTGTTAAGTCAATTGTCTTTGTAATGAAGTATGTATAGTTATTAGCTAATGTAATTACACCACTAACTGGTGTAGGTAAATCTAGTTTAGAAAAAACAAATACAAATTCATTTCCAGCCAAACCTGTAGACGTTGGAAATAATTCAACAATCGTGCTATCATAACGCGTGTAGTTTAATCCGTTTA